AAAAAAAACAATCCCAGGAACCGACAGCTCGCCTCCCCGAACCTCACTGAGGAAAGGGACATTCTGACGAACGTCCCTAATTTGCATATTCCAAACATCACCAGACCAACGCGCAAAAGCTTTCTCCCCAATCAAATTCTCAAGTCGTTTAGGGCTATGGACAACATGATCATCCCCATAAGTTATTATCCACGACTCCGCGTCGGCAATGGAACGTTCGATATCGGAAGCAATTCCTTCTTCACCCTGATTATAAAGATCAAAAATTACGCAAGAAATAAAGAGTGAATAGAGGAAAAGAACAATCCAAGATCCAGCATGAGAAGTACAATAAGCTCCTGACGGAAGGCCCCCAACAACATGCGCCCACATACCTCGAGTCAAATGAGTCAAACGGGCAACACAGTGAGTCGCAAGTTGCCTACAAAGCCATTCCATAGCTTCCCGATCCGGACCATCAGAATAATACTGAAGCAAAGAGGAATAAAACAAATTCATGAAAATTGCATGAATTGACTGATCATACTTGTTAAAGTCTCCATCCCCCAAGCTCCCGCTAACATTCAAGCCCTTAAAGAGATAATCAGCTCCTCCACGAGGCCACTTATGGCCAATCTTAATCCTAGTCCCATTCTCAAAAATCTTCCTCACCATCAACAACAATCGTTCGGCGTAAACAAATATAGAGGAAGGTATCACAAAAATTCTATGCTTACGGGTCCAAGCCAGAAATTTTTGTTCATCCATCTGATGGGTAAAGGAAAACTTAACCTCATGCTTAGGAGAAATCAGCCAATAGACGGGGAAAGGTTTTCGCTTATCAATACACGAGAGCAGTTTCTTGATCACAGCCTCGAAACTCTCATACTTCTTCCCCCGAGGATTCACGACATAATTGAGTCCATTCTTTTCCACTTTAAAAACCGTGCCTTTGTACAGACCATTAGAAGCACCCAAATCAATATTGGAAAAACAACGATAATCAAATTTTGCCTCAACAGTCCCCAAATATTTCTGAGTACCATTCATTAAATGAACACGATCCATAGCCTCCTCCGAAAACTTGAGAACACTCTTCTGGACATCAGTAACATTTCTTACGGGCCGGTCCATGAGGAGTATAGTATCGGAAAACTTATTATCGTGATTCAAATCCTTTAAAGCATGACGATAATGGGGACGACCATTAGTGTCGCCGAAAACCCGATTAAATTCCACAACTTTTCTAGCAGCAAGAATTTTAAGAGAAGGAACCAACAGATTGAAATTTCGGGTTAGACACGACAACTGAAGGAAGAAAAATATTCTTCTCGCAGAAATCAAAATCAAATTTTATTCCAGTAGTATCTGCGATATAAGAAATGTCTGCAATTTTGACAGCAGTTATTATCTTCCTATCCACCGCAATGTCCACGGGATCAATAGGCTCGCTAGCGTAAACAAAAGGCCTACTAGCGGGAACAATGTTTGATGAAACGAGAATTCCAGTCTTTAGATAAACATCAGGATTAGGGAACTCTCGGGTCATAAGACCACCTGGAACAATGTAAAAAGTGGACTCTAAAACCTGAGATATAACGACAAACATCTGATAATTTGACCTCGGGGGATCACCCCGAGGTATCAAAAAATCCATATCTATAGCATTATTAGTATCATGAATTGTTAGTCGTATGTCACAGATACATTGAACGTCATGAATACATTTCGGATCAGAATAGCTCAACTGCATGACTCTTTTTCGATAAGCTCGCCTCCCATTATGGTGGGAGAATAGCCACTTAGTAACACTCATAAATGAAGGAAGAGTTCGCGCGAAATGCTCCAAAGTATATTCAAGAGATGAAATTAGTGAAGTGGCCGCCAG